ACCTCATCCATCAGCGTACCTGCGATAGCAGAGAACTCTACTGGGTCGATGCTCGTTGAACCTACCTTCATACCCTGCATGGTATCCTCGGTTAGTAGACCCGCATCCACTAGCTCACCGATACGCTCTGTCGTAAGCCCTGAGTGCTCTGCGCCAAGGAACTCCACTAGGAAAGCGTCGTGGTGCAACAACGTAAGCCGTAGCTCTTCTTCAAGTAACTCAGCCTTCGTCATCAGAACCTCCTGTCCGGTCCGCCAACGCCTCGATGTCCTTAGCCAGCGCACTCAAGCGCTTCATGTACAAGTTAGACGCTTGCTCTGCCAGCTCTAGTACCAAGTCAACCTCGCCCCCTCTACTCCCCTGTGCCTTGCTCATAAGATCAACGCTCTTATTAGCCTTATTGCGAGGGTGACTATCGTGCAAAAGATCGTTGTCTTGAGTGAACTTAGGGTTACCACCGCCCATCGCGATCTCTAAGAACGCATTGACGCGAGCATACGCCCAGCTCTGACGGTTCTGCGAGGGGCGATGAGACACACTAAATGCCCCTGCGCCACGCCGAAACACGCTCTTTAGCGTAGCCAGTGATACCTTCTGCCACTTGTGCTTCGTCTTTTCGTTGTGTGCCTTCACCTTATCGCGTAACGCATCCTCAATCTGCTTCGTTACTTTGATCTTCGCACCGCTGGTGCGGGAGCTCGCTGAGCCCTTTGGGTTCTTCTTGCTACCACGGACCCGTTCATGTGGCTCTGCGGGTGTGTCGGCACGCTCCCCCTTCGCCTTACTTAGCCCCTCAGTCAGCGCGACCTCCGCGATCATACGCGCCACGCGCTCGATACGAGAGGTAAGATCATCGACGCTTAGCTCCGTGAGCTCCGCTGGGGTTGCCTCAAGATGTAGTTTCATCGCTACCTCGCCCTGTGTACATCGTGACTAGGCTCTTACGGAGCTTCCTCTTACGGGCTTTTCGCTTCTTTGCCCTCGGCGGGCGTGTGCGCTCTTTCTTCTCAGCGGGCTTCTTCTCTGCTGGCTTGCTCTCGGCGGGCTTCGTTTGCTTCTTTGGCACCTTCTTAGGGACTTTCTTGAGCTTCTCTCTTTGCTCTGCTCGCTCTTTAGCGAGCTTCTCTTTGTGCTCCGCTGTCTCGCGCTTCAGCTTCTCTTTGTGCTCCGCTGTCTCGCGCTTCAGCTTCTCTTTGTGCTCGCGTTCTTGCGCTCTTAGTTTCGCCTTCTGCTCTTGCGCTTGCTTCTTACGCTCCGCTATATCTGCCTTCTGCTTAGCCTTCTTCTCTTCTGCTAGTTTCTTGCGTGCAACGTCTTTTCGCTTCTTCTCTTCGGCCTTATTTGCTTTCGCTTCCTTCGCCTTCTTATCGCGCTCTGCTTTCGCTTCTTTCGCCTTCTTATCGCGCTCTGCTTTCGCTTCTTTCGCCTTCTTATCGCGCTCTGCTTTCGCTTCTTTGCGCTCGGTGGCTTTCTTATCCTTTGCCTCTTGTAATTTGGCCTTGCGCTCTTCTGCCCGTTGCTCTTTACGGACCTGTGCTTCTTCTCTTGCTTCTTGAGCCCGCTCTCGTTCTTCTCGACGGAACTCGAACTCCTTCTCCGCTTGCTTCTTTGCCTCCTCTTCTTTGCGGGCCGTATCTTCCTTATTCTCTTGTTCGCGCTGTTGTTTTTGCGTTTGTTTTAAGCGCTCTTTTTCCGCCCGATCCCTCTCACGCTGTTGTTTCTCCTGAGCACGCTCTTCTTCGCGCTGTTGCTTAGCTTCTTCGCGCTGTTGCTTCTCCTGAGTGCGCTTCTCTTCTTTCTGCTTCCTAGCCTCGTTCCTCAGCTTCTCTTTTATCTCGCGCTCCACCTTCTTACGCTCTTCGTTCTTGGCGCGAGCCTCTTCCCTGTCTTTGTTCAACGACTCACGGATCTTCGCCTTAGCCTCTTGGACAGCCTCGCGGTCCATCTTGTTCAACTCGCGTTTGCTGAACCCTTCGACCTCTGCCACGCTGACAGCGTTCGGGTCGTTGGTAGTCAATGTCCTGTACGACTCTGTTGCGAGAAGCATGAGGCTCAATGCAGTCGCTTTGCCGATGTCCTTCAGCGGGAGTCGTAACTCATCTCCTTCAACCGATGTCGTGTTTTTTACAGCGTCCCCTACAGGGCCTAGACCCTCTGTCTCACCAAGCGCCTCGATGAACGTACTCAGCTCCTCCGTGGGCGCATCTTCTACTGGCGTCTCGTTGAACTCTACTGGAGCAGTAGACACACCTTCAAATGTTGGTGCGTGTACTTGTGGAGCTTCGTTCAACGCATCTACATAGGGCGCTCCCCACTCATGGTTCTCATCGTTCGGGTCAAGGTCAGGGAGTGGAGTAAAAGCAGAAGCGTCGTCCGTTGGAGCATTTTGTGCATATGACGAATACTTTTCCAACATCGTGTCAAGTATCTGATTTTCTAGATCATCGTCTAAAAGATCCATGAACTGACCGAATTGCTCCTGTGTGAGGCGAGAGGTGAGGGACAGTCCTTGAAGCTCAGGCACCATTGAACCGGCGTGCTCTGCCATCAAGTCAATAAACGAAGAGCGATCTAACTCGCCTAGACCCATTTGCTCAGCTACTACTTTAATCTCAGAATCGAGTGGTGCTTGTCTTGTACTAGAGTCTGCTTCTACGCTCGACGTTTTCTGCTCTCCATCCTTACGCCGTAGGTTTTTCCTTTTGTCCCTACGGTAAATGTACCGATAGCCCATCTTGCCTCGGCGAGCGACAGGGATGCGACGGATATACTTATGGCCCGCTTGCTCACCGCCCGCCTTCTTCATCTCATCGTCAGCACGCTCCATTTGAGCATAGACCTTATTGGCCCAGCGCTCCCCTGCGTCACCGCCCCAAAGTAGCCATGAGATATATGACGCGCTGGTCTTATCTTTATGGTGCTCTTTGTACGCTGAATGGCGAGCGAAGAACGCACGCATACGACGGACAGTACGGGGAGACACACTAGCACCCGAAGCGAGGTTCGTAGCTCGCTGTACTCCGCTACCGATTCCATGCTTACTGGCTTGCTGTGTACTCAGCCCACCGCGCTTATGTTCCCTACGTAGCTTTAACCCACGCTTCGCCTCTTCACGCACACCCTTCGGCGGGGTGAAGTTTATGTGGTCGTACCGAGCGGGAACGGCCTTTTTGAACAGGGTAGCGGTGAGCTTCTTGTACATAATTAGAGCTCCACAGAGACGTGCACGCGCCTCGCTTTGAACGTGTCCTCGAAGGGGTTGGCGCGCTCCTCTTGTTGCTCCGTCTCCTCGAAGTCAGAGCCCTCTTCGTCTTGTTGCTCTGTCTCCTCGAACCCTGCGCCCTCGTCCTCTTGTTGCTCTGTCTCCTCGAAGCCCTCTTGCGCTGTCTCGGCACCCTCTTCCTCCTCGAAGTCAGCACCCATATCACCCATGTCACCGAGCGACATTCCGGTGATATACGTTTGATTCAGAACAATATCGCCACCCTTCTCAAGTGGCTCAAGACCATTGAGCGCACGCACCTCGTTGATCGTCATATAGTGCTGGACCTTCTGCATATCCGCCTGAAGCTTAGAGTCAGCGTCCTCGCTGTCTAGTCCAACGAAGCGCAGAGACAAGTCAGGGTCAATCTCGTGAATGATCCAGCGATTGATCCACCCTTGCACCTGACGAAGTAGCGGACGCAACCCCCGATCCCTTGAAGCCAAGATGCGCTGTTCGGGACCACCTTGGCTGATTGCAGATGAGACACCCTCGCTACCATACACAAAGCCCAGCTCCGCAGGGTCGATCTGATAGATCGCACACGCGACCTTCGTGAGGTACCCCATCCAAGTGCTGTAGCCCATCTCTTCGGCGCTCGATGCCATGTTGACGCTGGTCACCTCTTCGTTCGACTCAGGATCTAACTGTAAGATCGGAGTGCGCTTCGCTTGGTTTGCGCCACTTAGCATCGCGTAGAAGTCACGGCGGAACGCTCGGAAGAGCTGGGGTGACATCTTCGACTTAACAGCGAGGATGCTGTTTACGTGGATACCATTCACGAAGTTACTCGCGTTGTACGTCTCAGCGTTCACTAAGTACGTGACGGTGCGAATGAGCTCCTCTAGCTCAGGGTAACCGTACCCGCGAGAGTAGATCCATGTGCGAGGACGCCTTATCGCGAACGCTAAGCTGTCAGCGTCCCACTCCGCGACCTCCTTCTGATTGATCACCTGTACGAACGCAGACTGGTCCCACGCTCGGCGTCCCTCTTTGCGCTCTTCGTCCCCGACCGCTGAGCGACGGATCGTGCTCGCGTCCACCGGCACAAAGCCCACAAGCTCACCCTTACGGTTACGCATAAGCTCGAACGTACATTGGTCATAGGTCAGGCTGTCACGCAGGATCATACGCACGAACGACTCGAAGTCATACGCGCCACCATGCTTGTACCCTTCGCCACACGTCTCTAACCAAGCGGTGATACTAGCGATACGCTCTTTCAGCTCGTCATCGACCTCAGCGTCTCTCTCGCGAGGACCAATGATAAACCCAGCCTCGAACGGCGAATCTTGTGGCGTACAGAACTCCGCTACTTGGTTAATGCGCGTCTGAATGATCGCTGAGATAACTGGGACGCGAGACATCTGTAACAGCACATCGTAG